TTATATATCCTTTATTTGTGAGGATTTTAATTGTTCCATTAGAAAGTCCACTATACCATTTTCCTACGAATGATTGATTAATTCCTCCATATTTAATATATTTTTTGATTTCACTAATAATCATTTTTGCGGTATTTTTATCAGAATATTTTTTGTCAAAATATTTCTTCATTTTCTTTGCGCTAATCATATTTGCTATTCGTCCTCCAATCCAATCAAATCCTCGAACATACTTAAACCACCAAGCATTGCATTCATTTCATCACAACTACCATTTATACAAATATCATTTGCTACGTTTGACGCTGCAATTCCACAGTTGAAATAGAATTTATTGTCGTGATCACAAGCTTTTAATCTTAATTCCAAGTCTTCTACTTCACCACACTTATCTATTTTTTTATCCAGACTCATAACTCTACATGCTTCACGCACCATGTCATCATAAGACCATTTAGGATTTCCCATAATCTTTCACCTTCTTATTCATAGTCAATATACTTCCACTTAACCACATTCCCATATTCTTCGTGAAAGCATTCGTCTTCATTCAATGAATTAAACCTTTCTCCTGTACTTAGATTCATACAAGCAACCATTAATGTATCATAATCTGTTTTTACTAGAACATTATCTGAGAACTTACCATCCTCAACTTCATAATCTATAAATACTTCCGGCAAATCATCTGGATTTTTTCTCAAGTCGTGCCATCTATACTTATTCACACTTTCCACAGGATTATCCTTTGGACAATATTCTACTTTACTAGCTAATTCGATAGTTTCTGCGAGTTCATTAATTGTCTTTTGCATTTTATCTGATAATTTTTTAATCCAATCAAAATCTACGCTATCATAAACTTTTTCACCATAACCAACAACATTTTCCGGAGAATCGCTTTTACTATTTACCATTTCCATCTCTTTTTCACTCCAATCAATTCACATCCATTTTTGCTCCACAATTCGGACAAAAGTTTGATTTTACTTTCTGATTCGCATAATCAGACCTGTACACTTTCTTTCCGCATTCAGAACAATATACACCAGCATTACTACAATTATCTAAAACGTTCCATTTGCCATGTTTGTAATGTTCCAAACATGAATGACAAATCCACGGATCGTAAATTTTCCTGTCTTTTAATCTCATCCAACCGCATTCTTTTGGACTATACTTGTCTTTCTTAGAATCCAAAACCTTGCCACATACATGACATCTACATTTATGTCTACCATTTCTCCATCTTTTACCGTCTATGTTTATGATTTTATTTTCAATTCTGCAATACAACTGCAAAAAGATGTTTCTGCTAAAATTAACTACCATATTTTATTCTCCATCAAAATAAACATTAACTGAATAGAACATTACAATCTCCCCTCTTCTAGTAACTTAATTAGCCATTTAGAAAATGGATACGTTGAAAGCAACATAACAATCGCTAAGATACAGAACCATTCGTGTATCACTGGAATTAACGCAACAGATATAATAATAGGAATAAAATATACTGATAATGTTACTTTGACCACCTTGAATGGTTTTGATTTTATAATTCTCTCAAACATAATTCTCCTATCTCAAAATATAAATATCCTTAATTTCTTCCCATGTTCTAGGACAATAATTGATCCAATCCATCATTGCACCAACATTATAAGCAAAAGGAAGATTCTTAAATTTCTTTACTTCTTTATTCTCCATATTCAATTGTCTTACTTTATATCTGAGTTTTTCCAGAGATTCCTGATAGATGTCATCATCGAAATTACCATGTGTGTGACCATAGAGAAGAACTGTATCTTTATAACAACCATTCCACGAAAAGATAGGATAATGCGAAAGAACAAGTTTTTGATTGATACCATTGTAATTATCAGTAAGTTCAAAATAATCAACCACAGTTTCAAATAGTTGTTTCACTCTGTAATCTTTTAGACCAACTTCATCATGGTTTCCGACCACTAAAATTTTCTTAGATTTGAGTCTTGAAATAACAGAACACAAATATTCATTATCTTTATTAGTTCCACATCTTCCAATGTCACCTAGAATAAATGTTGTGTCGTTATTATGAACAACTGAATTCCAGTTCTTCACAAGAATCTCATCATGTTCTAATGTACGATGTTCAAAAGAGTTTGTGCAGCCAATATGTAAATCTGCAATATATCTATACATCTTTATTTTCTCCTAAAATTCTACTTCGAAATGTATTCCAACCATGGTCATAACCGTCACAGTATTCATCCTTCTTCTTCAGGAACTTCTTTCAATGGACACCAATCTGGTTTACTCTGACAATAACCACCATCACACTTAATATCCCTACATAGACTTTTATCATTTTCATCAGACATAATAGAACAACAAACATTAACACCCTCGTATACCTCAAAACAAAACATACAGTCCAAACATGTTTCTGGCGTGTCCATAACTAATACTGACTTGCTCATACTTTACAATCCTCTCTTAAATACTTCATCACAATAGTTAGTTAATATACATTCATTTGCAACCTGTGCTGCAATTCTTGACACCATTTTCAGTGACTCTCTGATTATTGTTCCGTTCGGAGTTCTATGATTGCATCCATAACCAGAATAGAAATCACGTCCCATTGTATTGTCATTTTCTTTTCGCAAGTTGTATTCCTGTGCATACTTAATTTCATCTTTTGCAAGATATAGGCTTTCTATCATATAATCTATTTTGTTTAACTGATCCATAGTTTCACCTATAAATTTATTAGTGCAATTACATCCTGCACTGATATATTCTTTTCTTTTGCTTTTCTAATAATGCGTTCATGATTTGGTGAAAACGCTTCATGATTACTACAACCATCTACGCAACCTTCATATTCATCATAATATTTGCAGAAAAAGCATTTATAAAATTCGTTTGTCATATCATCACCTCAATATGTCTTTAATAAAACATGTAATTCATCTTGATCAATTAATCATTCATCTTCTTCGCAAAGACCGTTTTCTATAGCCCATTTTTTATTAAGATCCATAAGTTTCTGAACCGTCATGTCATCTTCTCCAAGATACAACACTTCGATGTCCCCAAATCTTTTTGTAAATTTTTCAATTCTTTCTGGTCTTCTTTCGTATAAATCGCCTTTTGCAAAATATTTACAGGAACAAAAATGACTTGCCAAACATTCACCTGTTTCTGCTATAAGATAATAGATTCCATCGATACTATCTGTTCCATTAGCCGCTTCTGACATCACATATAATTTCATATTTCTACCCTCCAATATTTATTCTCTATTTTTGTACGTCACAGGACAATAAATAATCTGCTTTCCTGTTTTCTGTGCTTTTCGAATTGTAGACCACACGCCACCTGATTTAATTCCATATATCGCCCTCCATCATATCATCGTGCGTTTCTCCGTTAGAATAATAAATATTCCATCCTTCAAAGATATCTTCTAATTCCTCAACATCAATTTTGTATTCATTACAGTGTGTTATAGCAATTGATTTCTTGTCTCCAAAATTCATTACATCCGTAGCACATCGAATATATAAATCTTTCAAATCAAGCGTTCCGTATCTTAATGTGTCCTGGAATGGATTCGGAACATTTGTCTTATCATACATTGACTTATTGATTCGATTCTTGCGACATTCAGATGGAAATTGTCCTACTCCATGCCTTGTTAAATATGTCCTTGACACATAACATGTCTCAATATTAATATCATCATCCCATTTCACATTTTCAATTATTTTCTTTGGATTTTTTATTCCTGTATTAGAAGGTGTAAGATGTGGATAATATTTCAGATTATTTTGATCAAGTAAAAGACCTTGTGCAGCTTCAAATACTATATTCTCGTACTCATTAAGAAAACATTCGTCAGAAATCGTTGTTGCTACTTCGTTCATAAAATCCCAGTCTTCTAAATAATGATCGTAAATTCCTGAATCATTGAACAAATCTTCCCATTTTTTAGTTAAGACAATTCCTTCTCTGTCGAAAATCTTTAAGTAATAATCTCGAATATAATCGGAGACATACAAAGTAGTTACTCCGGCTTTATATCTTTTGATTGTCTCATAAATTCCAAGACCACAACTTCCATGCTTATTCTTTCCACGATTCTCTTCTATAATTTGATTAGCCATCATATCATATGGAGTTGTTACCATACAGTTTTGATTTATATAGATGTTCGGATAATATCCTAAATGTTTTAGCCCATTATATTCTTGTCTGAAAATAATCGGATTGCAGATAAAATCTTCTGATAGATATGTACTTGCCCCATTAAAAGTTCCAGATCCAAAATGATGAAAGACATGTCTGATTCCAGTTGAGGTAACTACAGTATGTCCTCTTTGCGCTCCACCATTAGAACACACAACAATACTATTCGGCTTTTGCGAGAAATAATCTGCCATAAGACCTTTGCCTTCATCGCCCATGTTTCCGCCAATCACAATCTTAATGTCTTTCATCTGTTATAATTCTCCTTATTCTACCAAGTTATTTCTTCTGAGTTAGAAGGTGTTGTAGCTGTATCTGGTGTATTATTCTCTGCTTCATTGATGATAATATCTACAATCTCATTTGCAATATTGTCTATAGTTACTTTTCTAAAATGAGTATCATCAAGATACTCCTTATAAGATTTTTCAACTTCATCTTCGTCCCATCTATGATAATGATTCACATCTAAATGATAAATGTTAAATTTTTTAGAAGCCTCATCGTATAAATCTTTTGTCTCTACACCTGCCTGAAGATTGTCACCAGTTGCATCAATTAAGCCACTTTTCATACCTCTCAATGGAAGATACGGGTTGAGTTGTTCATCTCCAATAGTAATGATAATCCCTTTTCTTCCACGATTTAAACAATCAAGCTTTGTATGACGTGAACCAAAATACCATGCCGCTGTATATGATTCAAAGCTATTTCCACCTCCACCAAATTCGAAGTAAATTTTATCCAACTGTTCAGCAATACGAATATCTGATTCAAATTGAGATACCTGAATTGGACAAGCATCATATGCCAAATCTCCGATTCCCATAATCATAAATTCTACATCTTTTACGTCTTTATAAAGTTTTGTCATAATTACATTTAACTTTTTAGCAACTTCGACAGCTGCTTCTCCCATGCTCCCAGTTACATCTAAAGCCAAAATAACTGGCAATGTATTTGGATGTTCTTCTGAATCGCAACACTCTCTAATAACATTTTTAGGATCGAGTGCCGAGTCAAGATGTCTTGCTTTAAACATTTCCTGATTGCTATAATCAGAATTGATAGCTCCTGACTTAGAAACCGACCTTCCTACTGATTTTGAATAACTCTTAAAACTATCACTTGTCCATGATCCATATCCCATATTATGCATCCTCCTCTTCTGAATTCTCTACTTCGTCTCCGTCATTCATATCAAAATCAAACATACCGTCAAACATTTCGCCCATATTTCCACCCATCATCATAAATGGTAACATTGCACTCATATTATTGTTTGAATTAGCCATACCCATTGCATTGCTATCGTTTCCATTCATCATCTGAGAAAGCATCATATATTTAAAGATATTGTTTTTACCTTTTTTGCCTTTTACTGCATCATTTCCAAACATTGAAACAATCTTTCCATAAAAATATGTATTACCCATAAACACATGTCTTTCCGGAAGAATTGTGTCAATTGTGGAATCTTCGTAATTTATCACAGTAATTTTATTCTTTTCTGCTTCAATAACACATTTTGGTTTCCCATTTACAAGGATAATGTCTCCTTCTGAAACTTTATTTGTAGGAATCACAAAGAAAAATTCCTCTCCAATATTAAATACAAAGCTATCGCAATTTGTGAGTCTTCCGGTCTTTAAATTGTATGTTTTGTATCCACTAGATGTTTTTACTGCAATGCTGCCATTCATTGATAGTCTGCACATTCCATTTCCAACTTTCCCAAACATTCCATTCAATAAATTATTCATCATCTTTTTATTCTCCTTTTCTTTTTACATGCGATTTCTTTATAAAATTTTCAATTTTTAATGGAAACTATTAGATTTGGAACTAACCGTCTCCAACACATTAAATTCAGCGAGCATTTTATCCAAATCTTCATCAGACATATTCTCTAATGCTGCATCCTGTCGTTTTGCTTTAATCTCCAAAAGTCGCTGTTTCATCTCTGCGTTTTTTCTAGCATTTTCTCTTGTTTTCTTCTCTTCAAGTTTGATATTTACAATGTATTTTACAATTTCAATCTTATTAGAAAGTTCTTCGTTCTCTTTAGATTTTGTTTCAAGAAGGCTTTCTTCTTCTGATTTTTTAGCTTCTGCATTCAATGTTTTAAACACTGAATCAAGATTTGTAAGAGATAAATCCCAAAGATCCTCTACCGAAATCATCCCTCTAAATGGGAATCTCATTTTATTGCGAGTTGCTGTTTCAAATAATTTTCCTACTTCCATGATAATATTCTCCTTTACATTTAAAATTTAATTTTTAAAACTCTTTCTACATTACCAATTACTTTTACGATTGCTTCAGCTCTTTTATCTGTTGCAAAACCAACTCCTGAAAGTTGGTCATCTGAATCCTCTACTCTCATTTTAGAACTAAGTGCCTCCATAACTTTTCTATGCTCATACAAATCTTGCACTAAAAACTCATTAAACATTCCAGACGGATTTTCATCATTAATGCAATTTTTGAGCATAAAGAATACATGTCTATGTCCAGTTTTATTTTTAACATTCTCCCAATAATTAGGACTGTAACAAATTACACTTACTGGAACAAAGTCGTTTGTTTTTACATTCCAAACTTCTTTTGATGAAACATTTGACGGAAGTAATTCTTTGATAGTGAATTTTCCATCTTCATAAGTTACTTCTGCTACATTTACATCTTCTCCACTTCTCATTGAATATGGATAATCAAACGAATAAATCTGTCCGTCAAATTCAATTTCTGCTCTGAAACCATTTTTGACTGAACCACTAAACTGACGTACAAAAAACAGATACTTTCCATTTTTCATTGTATTTCTATCTACCCATGCAATATTTTCTACAGCTATATTTCTGCCAGGATGAATAATATCTACATCAAGTTCGCCCTTTGTGTTTCTGTCAACTTTATGGCTATAATAGATTTCAGTACACGGAGTTTTACAATGTGCATCCAAATCACAATCATCTTCTCCACTTTCATTCCACTGTAAACTAAATCTCAAATCTCCTGTTACATTACCACCAGCAGCTTTAACTCTATCTCTCATGTTCGAATCTGTAAGATTTCCAGAATAAGCCCAACTAAAATTATTTCCCCATTTAAACATAGATTTAGAATCAATATTTTGTGGGGCAATAAGAGAAACCAAATTACTCAAATGATTATTCTCTAAGTACAACTCAACTTCGTTTGCTGTAGGCAAAATATCATTGATAAAACTATCAATAGTCACTTCTTCGACTTTTGAAAATTTCTTTGCGTTTCTATCTTTTACATTCTTCGCAAGTTCTCCAAAAATATCGTCTGCTCCACTAATTCTCTTTGCTGAATCTTTATTGCTGAACAAAATATCATTGACTGTAATATCATCAAGTGTTGCATATCTTCTTGGTAAAGAATCCATATAACCTAATTCAACAATCTGCTTCTGAGCTTTTTCTAACATTGCCTTTGTGTAAATCGGTTTACTTCTCTTGTAATTAGTAGGTGCTACAATCTGTTCGTATTTCTTAACTGCCGTATCGAGATCCATATCCTCACTTACATTAATAAGAAGTGTTCCAATAGAATGATTTCTAATTCTACCAATAGCCACACCTACTGTTACTGACTTCTCCCATGCGTATAATTCTTTCTCTAAATCAGAAGTAAGTTTATCGTATTCTTTCTTGTATCTCTTGAACTCTGTAAGTGCTGCCTTCCATTCTTCACCTTTGTAAAGAGTATTAGAATTAATAAGTTCAAGAATTGTATTAAGTGCTTCCATAGTAATCTCATCAAGAGAACGTTTAAATACATTTCTTGTATCTCTGAACTGTCCCTTAACTTCCTCATTGGAACGACTTGTTCCGTTTACAAATTTACTTGGTAACTCTAAGAAGAAATGATCCCAACGATGAGATTTTCCGTCAATTTCTTCAAAGTTATGGTCTGTTCCAATTTTAGGAAAACTTGTCGTATAAACATCTGCAACAGCGTGAGATTTCACAAATGCATCAAGTGCATCACATACCGGCTGATAAGTAGTATCTCAAAGATTAAGTTCCCAAATTGTATGAATCTGATTATCTTTAATTACTACAGCATTTCCAATATTTTTAATGAATTGTCTGCAACAACTACAATCATGCTCTCTACGCTCTCTGAAAATTTCATTTGTACCGGAAGGAAAACTATCAAGATATGTATTCCATAATTCATCTTTATCTACATTTACCTCAAATAAATGTGTTGCTTCTTTCTGCATTTCATCAAAATGCTTCTGCAATTCCAGTTTGAATTTAACAAAATTATCCATAATTATTCTCCTTTACATCTTTACTATTTTTCGTTCCGAATCACTTTAAACATATCATCCACAGAATCCAACAAATCATATCTCTTATCAAATGGTGCAGTTGAACTTTTTGCAAATTTACGCTCTACCATGTCGATGTAATAAGTTGAACTTCCATCGTCTCCTTGATAGAATTCATCCCCTTTTTTATCAGACATTAATCTCCTGACATTAAGCTGATTGATTGCAAGATTGTCAAAACTTACTACCTTGAACTTGTTTGTAATATCATCCAAATTCTCATATAGCCAATTCTGATTTGCTTCAATTTTTTCTCTCTCGTGTTCAAAGTATTCATTGCCTCTTCTAAGATGTTTGTACCCTAAGATAAGCATTTTCAAGTTTTTATTCTCCATAGCTTTTACATCAGATTCAGTTAATACTCCATTGATTACATGAACAACTGCATTAGGATACTGCTTTATAAGATTAATAAATTTGTCTGTTGGTTTTACAAGAGATACGCCAAGTCCATAGATAAGTTTCTCATCTACAAGTTTTTTGATTAATTCCTGCTCTTTCTCAAAGTGAATCTGGTTTACTGTGATATTAGCAATGACTTTCTTTTCTTTAAGCTTTTCTAAGAATGGAATTAAATCAGGATGCTCAAGTATGTTCCCACCACCGATCGCACACTCTTGAAATGGATACAAGGTATCAACAAACTTTTCATTTAAAATATCTCCATGTTTACCATCCTTTGTTGAACCCTCATGGCAAAATAGACATGCTGCGGAACAACAATTCGTGATTTTAATGTCCATGTTTTCTGCATGGTCTGGAATAAATTCATCGTCATTTGTTTCTCTGATTCTCGTTCCATCACTCAGGATAGTCGTAACGTAGTTACCATTTCTGTATCTTCCTAATAATTCCATTTTTAATTACCTCTCTTAGCATTCATAACCATAACATCCAAATGCCACAACCCTATCTCCATTTGGGGTTGTCAATGTTTCTTCATAGCCTTCATAATATTTACAATACTCATTCCAAAAATATTCATAATCATAGAATTCGTTTTCACGAAGGATTTCATTTACTTCCTCTTCATCTGTCCAATTAACATCTTCTCTTACATATTTGTTTGTCTTCTCAAATTCGATCGCTTCTTCTCTAGTATAGAAATGATTCTTTTTAGGTTTGTTATTATCTGGATAGCACCAACCTGAACCTGTAAAAAGATATAAATTATCTTCCTGCCATCTGTCATAATCCGATTCCATACACATCACGATTACATGCATTGAGCTACTATTTGTTTCGAAAACTCCTCGTCTAATTTGTCTCTTCATAATACTTACTCCTTAATATTCTCTTGGATATTCATGATCAATTGCATCTAAATTAATCAAACCACTTCTTTTAAAGTTACCAAACTCGTTATATTCATCGCCATCTTGAATGACTACATATTTTTTATTGGTTAAATATTCTTCTAAAGATATATTCTCCTCCTCAAGAAAACCACTAAGCATGTCCCCATCAACACAACCCGTAAAAGGTTTTTCAAAATGAAAATATCCATTATCACTTTCCCAATATGTTATTGTATCAATGTCCCAATCCTTTTCTTTCTGTTCAAGCCATTCATTAAACTCGTCCTCTGTTTTACCATATTTCTGTGCATAATCATCATCTTTGTTCTCTGGATGGTTTTTATCAGCGAATGAATCAGAAACCATAGGAATAACAACCTTTTTAAGTCCTGGAACATGTTTTAATGCAATTGATTCTAATTCTTTATATGTCTCATCATTATATTCTCTTACTAATGAGGCACAAGCATATAACCATTTATCATGGAAATTACATAATACTCTGAAAGGACTTCTTCCAAACTCTAAATCTCCATCCCAAATATGCCATTCACACTTTTCTTCACCAGTATCTTTATTATTCCATAAAAAGAAATTCTCAGAGATTTCTTCTGGTGTATAATGTTCGTCTCTTTTCATCACACAAAGAGAATGCTGGCTTGATGAATTAGTCTCAAACACACATCTTCTAATCTGTCTCTTCACAATTCATTACCTCACAAATTCATAAATATAATCATCACCAATTGTCTTGCATACGTCAATTCTTCTGTTGTCAGATACACCTAACATACTATTATAACGTTTAATTGCAGCTGCAATGTTATCGGCTAATTTTCCTATAGTTTGATTTTTAATTTCTAAAATTGCAGATTCGCAAGAAGTTTTCTTTTTATCTTCTTCTTCAAATTCATTCAACGCAACAAGAATTCCACTGATTTCAGCTAAAATCTGCCAAGCGTTAAATCCATATTTTTCATAATCTTCTGGACTTTCGATAAAATCAAACCCATGCTCAACAATATTTTTAATAAGAGACCATGTTCTCTGATTCATTTCTTCTGTGGTCATCAACTTAATCTCCTTTCTATACTTTCCCTTAATGTGTCTAAAATAAAGTTACAGTTCTCATTATCTTCAAACCAATTCTCAATTACTTCTTCTATTGCTGTTCCAAAAGAACTAAAATCAACCTGTTTCTCAATCTGTTCTTTGATCTTTGATCGAATGATATAATCCAATTCTTCATCTGTAATTCTGTTCGCAGCTTCTTGGAATCTTTCTGCAAGTGGTTTGAGCGACAAATAATCTTCTGTTTGCTTGGTCATAATTATTATTCTCTCCTTATTTGTGAATAGCTGCGCAATATTTGACTATCACACAGCCCATCTAATTATATTGTGTACATCGTGTAATATTTCTTATTCTGAACCTCCCACGACTAAAGCCGCAGAGTTCTCGGTCAATAACTCTATTGAGTTAAGTATCACCGAGCTATCCCCGTAGTTCCTACGGTTCTCATATATTACTTAAATACTTATTATTCTTAATCCTTCATTCAGAATATTGATAGCAGCATTAATATCTCTATCTAGTTCTGAATTACAATGTGGACAAATCCATTCACGAATATCTTCTGATTTCTTACCATCTTTATGCCCACAATGATGACAAATTTGAGATGATGGATAATACCTATCTACTACAGATAATTGCTTTCCATACCACTGAGATTTATATGCCAACATTCTACGAAACTCTGACCATGACACATCTTCAACTCTTTTATTACGAATCGTAAAGTCTGTTTCTTTCATAGATTTCACATCTAAATCTTCAATACTGATCACATCATAAGTTTTTACAATGTTAGTTGTGAGTTTTTGTAAGAAATCTTTTCTTTGATTAGAAATGTGTTTTTGAAGATTTGCAACTTTAATTCTTGCTTTGTTCCAACGATTACTACCAATTGTTTTTCTTGATAACTCACGTTGAAATTTAACAAGTTTCTGTTCTGACTTTTCATAGAATTGAGGATTTTCAATTTTTGTTCCGTCAGACATAATTGCAAAATCAACTAAACCTAAATCTATTCCGATATTCTGATTTGTTTTTGGTAATTGTTCATGTTCCACATACAACACAAAGAACAATAATAATGTCCATTTGACTCTTGTGATATTGTGGCGTTTAATATTCTTCCATATGGTACTCGTTTGTCTCTTGTTTTAACAAATCCCAATTTTGGAAGTTTAATACGCTTATTTGTAAAACGAATATTATTATTTGTACAACTTGTTCTATAAGATTTGTATCTATTCTTTTTTGATTTAAACTTTGGATATCCTGTATGTTCTTTGAAATATTTCTGATAAGCCATATCAAGATCTTTTAATGATTTTTGCAAAGAATCTTTGTCTGGTTCTTTTAACCATTCCAATTCTTTCTTTAGTTTTGTTAAATCTTTAGAACACATATTAAACGTAAAAGTTGTTTTATCATTTTTATACATTTCTTTTCGCTTATCGAGATAATAGTTGTAAACGAATCTTGTACATCCAAAAGTTTTATGTATAAGTTCTTGTTGCTTTTTATTTGGATAGATTCTATATTTATAAGCTTTTTCTGCCACAGTATCACTTCCTTTCTAATTACTTATTCTCTGTTTTGGATTAGAAAATTGTGATTGTTTAAGTAACATATAAGAATTCTAGGAATCCTTAATCGTTTTAAAGGTTATCGTTCACATAGGCTCGCTAATTCCTATGTATCCTTGTCTGCCTTATTGTTTAGCAGTAGGTATCTTGTACTTTCATACAAGCACAGACTATATCTTATCCATATCATATTTCTATGACTTAGGCGCAAACACTTCGGTACGCTTGTACCTACTCACCTCACGAGTGATAGTCGTTGAGGGCAGAACTATTCGTTCATTCCATGCTGATTTCCAATTTTTATTCTGCACTTAGGATTTAACCTTATGCTATCTAACTAATTTTTTCTGCTTTCGCAACGTTCACACTTAGGTCTATTTCATCCTTATGTTGTAGTTTAGTTAGCTTTATGGCAACAAGTTGTCAACCTTGCCTTGTTCCAGCATATTCGTTTGCTTTGTTGGATGTGGACTATTTCACATCACTACATACAGGTTTCCCTATATGCTGACTATTTTGTTAACGCTCACTTACTCATGATTGAATTCACAAGTGTGCGTTCGCAATTTAATCAAATGAACTGTAGATGTCTTTCACAACACTAACAGCTCTATCCATACTTCCATATGTAGCCATGTGGTATTGTTCGCCATAATATTTAGCATAGATATCTACATCGTTACTTCCTTTAAAACTTGTTGGCTCAATTGTAAGTACAACATTATCATAAGGAACGTCTATTGTTTTATCCTGGCTAATGATTCTCATAACTATCTATTCTCCTTATCTTCGAATGTAACGATGATTCTCTTTGGAATAATCTGTTGTGGAATTACTCTCAGCACTAACTGGTCAACCTGCAATGGTTCATATTCATAATAATGTTCAGAGAAATAAGAACCTGACCTTGTGATGTACTGCGTAACAGCAATATCATATTTTGTAACTGAACCATCTTCTGAGGTTTTACACAAAACACCTGTTACATCTTTGTACTGATATTTTCCTTGGTCATTCCAATCGCCCTCATCTACAATATCTAATCCATACTCAACACCATCAATCGTCGCTCCAAGTTCTTCATACCAATCTTCGTTATCAAAATGGCTTACGATTTTCTTGGCTTCGTCTAAATCCATATGTTCAAGTTCTTCGAAATTAATATTAAATTCCATCATTATTCTTCTCCTTTACGAATTCATAAACTCCGTCTTTATATGACTTTATTCTCCAATTGTCTTTATAATCCACTAACAATTTATATCCATACTTCTTCAACCATTTTTTATTTATTCTTTTCTTCTTATGTGTTCGTCTCTGGATCGGTTTTGTAAGTAGAATACTGTATGCGTCTGGAACATTAGATGTATCAACCCCTAGCACTTTGAACAGATCTTCTTTGTTGGTAATATTAGTGAACGACAATGTTGTTTCGCCTCTTTTAATATTCTCTACATTGCCAAGAATATCTTTTTCTTCAGTTACATTTGAAGTTAGATCAAGTTCATTTACATTATTTAATGCAAGAACATTGCTGCCATTTTTATCTTGAAAGAATAGCGTTCCTATTTTCATTTCGTACATGATTCTCTCCTTTTAATTAACCGACTCTCAATGACGAGAGCCAGTATTATTATCTATACCATCTCTGGATTCTCATCAAACATCTTGAGAAATTTCATCTCATCTTCCTTATCGGAACACCACAGCTCAAGTTCATCACCATGCTCTCCGACTAACGCTGCAACAGCTACATACTGTGTCAATGCAGATTTAAGATTGAATTTATCTCCATACTGTGATGTAAGAGTTACATCACCTTTACATTCATTTACTACATTGAGAAATGTTTCTACGTCTTTAAGGTTTTTAATTTTCATTATTTTGTTCTCTCCTTTTCATCCATCATTTTTCTAAACTCCACATACTTTCTTGTATATTCATAAGAATCCTTGAAAATATTTGTTACTGCTTTATACAGTTTAGGCTCATACTTCTCAATCACATCTAATTCATTCTCAAAATCTCTACCATAAGGGCAGCCACAGCAACCTGTACGTTTTAATCCATATTCCGTATAACATTTGCTATGAACAATCCCATATGCTTTTTCGTAATCTTCTTTGTCTGAATCTTTGTACCAGAATAGAGGTCTGTAATTGTCATACTTATCACTCTCATCGAAGCAGTTACCATATCTGACTCTTGCACCACCTTCAGCTTTTCGTACACCAAAGATATTCAGATCATAATCTTCCTCTTTTAGCAGGTTATGAATTAAATCTTTTTTCGCATACTTGCAGCATTTATTTGAAATTTTAAAGGTTGGATTGTTTTGAATGATAAATTCTTTTAGATATTTATTTCTACGAATGTTAAAGTTATCTGTTAGATTTGTATTACACCACCATTGTAATGCAGATTGACATTTCGGATATTTCTTATATAATGTATCAAAATCTTCATCTTCCCATTGAAAGCCATGTCTTTGTAACCGTTGTAAAAATTCACTTGTAATCTTAGACATAAACGGTTCACCATAATTCTTGCAGCTTGTAGGAATTGGAATTTTAGGACGTTTCTTTACAAACGTAATATTATATCTTTTTTCAAGATATTTTAAATGATCTTTTGTGGCTTGATATTCTAACCCTGTATCAAACCACACATAATCTACTTTATTATCTTTATCACATCTCCAAACGATATCTAACATTACATCACTGTCTGAACCGCCTGAAATTGCACAAACAATTTTCTTATATTTTGTGTTATTAATAATTGCATATGCACGAATCAAGTTATCACAAATCGTCTGATTTACAGGACAACCATTTAATAATTCCTCAACAGAAGTTGCTTTAACAACTGTTGAATTAATTTTTTCATCTCCGCTAATCAAAATCTCTTGTATTTACAGAGGTTGTACAATCTTATTTATCTAGAATTACCGTTTTTGTTCCTTTCATATTTGTTGTAAGTCATAAAAACAAGCCACGTCTGGCAGGTCTATGAAAAAATTATTTTATTAGGCTATGCACACTCACCTAACGACTATTTATTCTCTACTTCCATTTTTGATACATATCAAAATCTTCACATGACTCACATACCGAAGACCACCTGTTATCGCAAGATTTACATTTGTCATGCAAATTATTTTCATACATATATTCTTCGCAAATATCTACAATGTGTTCGCATAATTCTTTTGGATACATCGAACGTTCTAATGCACCTTTTAATGCCTGTGTGCCATATTTGTTCGATCCTCTTGGAGCAGGTGGATGGCATTTATCTCCATTCTTGCAAGGTGGTTTAAATTTAGGATTTGGATGATTAGTCCATAAATCTGTTGGCTTCATCCGTCTTTTCTCCCACGGTTCATTCTGCATGTACTGACAATATGTAATTGTGTATCTTGGGATGTCTTGCATGAAAGTCATCTTTCGAAGACCTGCTCTTGGATTTTCCCAAAAATATAATTCTGGATTTAATTGTTGAATTAATTCTTTGACATGAATATTCATATTATCACAGAACTTAGCATAATCACTGATTGGATCAAGATTGCCTGTATCTGGATTTTTTCTTCGATGTTTTGATATAGCAGCTACAGAATAGGAAGTACAATCAGTTCCACACCAAATAACATCCGGTTTACCAAACCGTTCTAATATATCTTTTGCTGTAATCTTACTAATATCTGTATGCCACGAACTAGGAAACTGTTTATCCCAATCTATCGTGTAACATTCGTGACCTCTTGCTCTAAATGCATTACTAATACATTCAGTTCCACTAAATAATTCTAAAACTTTAATAGTCTCTCACCGATAGCGGTGTACACCATTAACTCATGAGACTATATTTTATCCTTTCCTATTTAATTTAATTTTTCATTTGCTTACGTCTAAACATGCGTAAAATCAATGGAAAATTAAATATAAAATTGAATAAAACATATAATCGTCATGAATTACATGACTAGAAACCTTTAAAAAATAGCTATTTTAAAAACCAAATGAAAAATTAATTTCATAATTAGAAGCACGTTCATTTTCGTACTTCTTGAGAGCATTCTTATCCCTGACTTCATGAGGGTTGCGGTTTGTTCCAGAGTATTATATTCTGAATGCACAGTATCAACTCATACGCTCATCGGTTGACTGAAGTGTTACCAACAGCCTTCACCTTTACCTTTTCACCATCTCAGGCTTTCAGTTCTTTTCACCGCATTAATCTTTTTTATTATTTTATTCTCCATTCAAAATACGGAGTATATCTTCTACAGAAAAGATTGCAACATCTTTCCTTATATACAAACTTATTATTCTCAAACACACATTCTCTAACCATAGGCTTTCCGCACATCGGACATTTCTTTGTGATTCCACTATTTTTATTGCCAATCTTTATTTCTTCCATAACAACTACTAAGAGTAAAGAATTCTTTAATGTGCGCACAAATCTTATACTCCTTTCTTTAATTTTATGTTGTACTTGCTAATATATTTTGGTTTATATATCGTTCATAAACTCTTTTTCGACCAACTTTAAAAATGTCTTCATCTTTTTCAATACAAATATAATTCCTATTTGTATTCATAGCTGCAATTGCTGTGGTCATACTTCCAGCGCATGAATCTAAAATAAGATCTCCAGGATTGCTATACGTTTTGATTAACTCTTCAATCAGAGCAACTGGTTTTTGCGTACTATGACATGCCGATTTCTGAGTATCTTTTGCAAAAGTCCATATAGATTTCGGATACCTTTTAGTAGAATCATAATCAGTCCAACCACTCTCACCATAATTTGTAGTATCTTTGGCAGTTACATGATGTGATGCTTTACTTACTTTTCTTTTATGTCCGTCTGTCATTTGTGGATGGTAAGTT